TCTCTTTGATTTTTGTGATCGGCAGCGCAAATCCAGCGATGTCCGATACAAATCTAATACCGTCTTTTTCAAAAAAATAATTCAGTCCATAACACAGTTCCGCTTCTTTCGAGTTCAGGCTTCTGACCGGAATGCCATCAACCTTGACGAGGCCGCGAGTGATTGCTGTGCGACGATCAAGAACAGCCTGTTCAATAATCGCGCACAGCAATCGCTTAACGCCGTAATCGTCCATCCATTTTAGTATGGAACGTCATCGGGGTTCGTAACTGAATCAACGTACCCACCTTCGACTGGAGACATTGTGATTCCGCTAGTGCCCTCTACCAAATCCACAATTTGAATACTCTCCAGATAACAGCTTACGGCTGGAGCCTTGGGGTCTTTGCCCGACTTAACCGTGACGTTAGCCACCGTTCCGGGGCCAATCCGTTTAAGTAGCTGCTCTTTAGCCTCGCCCTTAATTTCGCGACCTGAGGAATCAAAGAGCCCAAACTCGAACTTGGTGCGCGATGTGCGGTAGTGCCCCCACTCCGGGGTTGGCTTGGCAGCTCCCTCCCTATCGATCCGATCTTTCCCGTGCTTGTACGGAACCCCGATCTCGTCGAGCTTTGCGGTGTTCTCATCATCAATTTTTGAGATTTGAACACCGTATGCCCCATTTGACTGTGGATCAGGCTCCGCGAGGTGCGGGTAGTTCAGGGTGACGTTGTTGATTTGGCGGCGTCCGCCGATTTCTGCTTCGTTTTTCTTAGCCATATTTTTGTTTAGTTTTTTATTTTTCTCAGTGTGATGAGGAGACCTTCCTCACCTTTGGGAACTTTTCGTACGCGAATGATTTTCATCGGAATCTCTTTCCAGTTGTCATCAGTCGGAAGGGATTTTGGTAATGCAGTCGCAGACTGTGGCGAGCACTCCGTCGAGGTCTCTGCGGCGGTTGTCTGACACAAGGACTTCCACATATAGGACATAGCCTCCGTAGCCCGTACCATCCAAGCATGTACCTTCGGCTCCGTGATCAAGCGGCCACGCGCTATCATTTTCCGGTTTTTGAAAGCCGGGCAATGACCCATCCCTGTAATGTGAAATACTATGTCCTTCATTAAGCATGACTCAGTTCAAAGTCTGGGTGCTTAGGGCGCTCCATCTCGACATACGGCGCATCAACTCTTGGGTTTACATAGCGCGTGTATTGAGGTTGGAACTCCAGATCCACAATGGCGCATGGGCCGTTGCGGTTTTTAGCGATGTTTAACTGGGTCAAATCAGACTCAGCATCTTCGCGGTAAAGGAACGCGACCAAGTCGGCGTCTTGCTCTAAGGAGCCAGAGTCCCGAAGGTCAGAGAGTCGCGGGCTGCGAGCTTGCTGATCGTTTGCCCGGCTCAGTTGGGAGAGCGCCAAGATCGGAACATCCAACTGTATCGACAGCGCCTTGAGTTGCGCTGAAACTTCAGCCACCTCGCGCTCACGCTTCTCAGCGCGGCCATGAATTAACTGAATGTAATCAACAACGATGAGCTTGCAGCCGTATTTATTTACAAGCTGGCGGATTCGGGCTGATGCCTCAGAGATTCCTATGCCCGAAGCATCATCAATATGAATACCGGAGTTGGCCACCTTGGAGTAGGCGACAGTAAGTTTCTTCAGGTCGCGCTCGCTGAGTTGTCCGTTGCGAAGATTGCGACCATCGATCTCAGCCATTGAAGAGAATGTCCGCAGCATCAGCGCGGTCGATTTCATTTCCAAAGACATCACGCCAACTGGGATTCCTTGCTCGACGGCGAGGTTCTGGGCGATGCACATCGCGAGGGATGTCTTCCCCATCGATGGCCGGGCTGCTAGGATCAGGTATTCGCCACCATGCAAACCAGTCGTGAGGCGGTCGAAGGCGGAGAAGCCAGTTGCTAAACCAGTACACTCGCCCGTGTGGGCGTGCGCCTGTTCGATAATACGAAGGGTCTCTTGGGCGATATCCTTCGTACTGACCTCCCCGCCTCGACCTACATGAAGAAGACCCGTGAGGGTTGATCCGAGCTTCTCCAGCTTCTCTTCATCACCACCACCTGTTTCGCCTAAAATATTTTGCAGCTCATACGAACCCTTTTGGATTCTCCGTAGTTGAACCTTGTTGCTCAGAACCCGGAGCGCCTCAGGCAGATGGGCGGCGCTGGCGACCGTGTTTTCTAAATCGGCCAAATAGGCTATGCCCCCAACAGCCTCCTTACTGCCGTGGATTTCCTCAGCGCGACTGAGAATTGAAAGTTTATCAATAACGCGCCCGGAGTCGGCCATGTCCACCATGATCTCGTAGAGATTCATGTGGCGTAGTTCAAAGAATGCATCGGATCCGATGGCCTTCGTCACGTCATCCAAACAGGATGGCTCTTGTAAAACGCAGCCAAGAACGGCCCGCTCCTCCTCAATGTTGTTTATCAGTAGTTCCACAGTTAACCCTCCTTTTTTTCTCTATGCCCTCGCGGCAAAGCCGCCGAATTACGTCACTTCGAGTCGTTTCCCACTCCTTGGCTAGACATTCAATGTCCAACAGGAGTTTAGGAGGGAAACGTAGGGCAATTGATTGTTTCTTTGGCACTTCCACCTTGGAGGGGAACACTACACTCGTATGACGGACGAGTCAACTACGCATTGCAATGAAATGCAAAATACTTACTAACATGGGTTGACGGAACCTGGGGTCAGTGATAAATCTTTCGTCAGTTTGTAATGCGTGCGTATGGCGAAGAAGGCGAATAGTTCAAAAGAATTGAAGACCGCAACGGCTTTGCGGCTTGAAAAGGATATGATTCGGCGCATCGACGAGGTGGCGAAGCTACAAAATTCTAGTCGGACAACTGTGATCGAGCAGTGCCTAGAGTCCGGTCTCCCGAAGCTGAAGAAGTTTTTTGAGGAGTTTCAGGAAGGCCGAGACTAATCGCAATTTCCGAAAGCGATTCCACCGAAACGCCCGTTTTCCCTGAAAGAGTCTTTAGGTCAGATATAATCTGATCGTTAATCAAAACTGTATTAATTTGAGTCATTGATATGCACCTATCAATGCGCTGGGGTGGGGGCATCTCATTGCATATACAAAAACTTAGCAACCCCTAATTGTTTATTTTCTGCACATTTGGCAAAACACCCCAATATTCAGCGGCCCTTTTGGGCTTAACAACCGTCCGGTAGTGCTTAAAAAGCATATCGTAATCCCCGTGGCCAAGGTTCTGAATCACCTTTTCCTTACCGTCAACGGGTAGGGAGTAGCTTGCAAAGCAGTGCCGAGCGGCATCGTGCGGCCAAAACCCTAGAACCTTCTTGGCTTGGTTCCATCCGTTATCCCAGTTGGTCACTGGAGTGGGCTGATCCTTGGCGAACTTGAGCCACGCCACTAGGGTTGGATTCATCTCAATGTATCGGCGCTGTCGATCTTTGGCGTGGGCCGCCGGGACGAACAGCAGATTCTCCTCAAAATCAACATGGCCCCAGTCAAACAAGCTGGCCTCTCGGTCGGGGCGCAGCCCGGCAAAGAATAGGGCGGCGGCGCGGGGTGTCATGTCCGGGCGGTTTTCGACGATCCAGTCCATGACCTTACGCACTTCCTTGGGAGTCAGAATCTGGGCCTCAGCCTCGACCTCCTTTAGTTCATCGATGCTGGGCTTAAAGGTCGGGATTTCGTCGCCGACATTTTTCCCCACGATGTGGTTTTCTTTGGCCCAATTCAGGAAATTTTTAATCTCAGTCAGGTAGCCATTCTTGGTTCGCGCCCGCGCTGGCTTTTGCCCGGTCTTATCGGTCAGTCTGTCCAACCAGTTTTTAATGATGGCCTTGTCCAGCTCGACAACTAGGCGAACATTGGTGGCCGCCTCCCATCGCCGGATTACCGAGCGAAGGTTTTTGAAGGAAGCATGACCGATCTGCGCCTCGCGCTCCTTTAGAAACAAATCGATTGCCTCGTTGAACTTCTCCGCCACCGGAGAATTGGCGATGTAGTCGGCATAATAATCAACGGCCTCCAGTACCGAGAACCTCATCTCGGAGGCGCGGGCAGATGCCAACACCAGCTCGGCACGCTGAACTGAGGATAGCGAAGCCAAGTCCTCACCAAGCCGGGAGTTGGCTGAGGTTAGCTCATCCATTCTGGATTGGGCCTCTTTGCGGCTGAGGAAATATTTGCGATGGCGCTTTCCACCAGATGCATAATTCAGGACAAATCGGTGGCCTCCTTTTGTGTTTTCGCTATAGATTTTCATTACTCGTCAGGTTCTGATACGGCGGAGTTTCGCCACGCGCCGACAAGCGGCAGCAAATTATCTCCAGTTTTACGCACTCCACTGTTCATGCGTGTCAGGTGCAATGTATAACACACGCATTGCATTGTCAAGGGGCCACGAAAATACAGAATAACACTGATATACAGAGCTAATCTGCTAGAGGAAGGGATTTAGAAACAAAAAAGTTTCTGGGAGAAAAAAAGATTATGAGCCTGACGAGCTACCGGGCTGCTCCATCCCGCGTCAAATCGATATATCAGTTCTCAAAGCTAGACTCTCCTCTTCCCTCACTAGCCGTGAAACACCTTTGTCGCCGTAAATCGACAACGGGCGAGACCCTACTCGTCAGGTAATCGGCTAACAAGAAAAAAGTTCTTAGCACCGCGCCACTCCTTTGATATAAACGAGGTGGAGCTGAATCTCCTTAAACTTCAACCGATGGATCTAAATTAAATATCGGGCTTCGATCCAAGCTCGTCGGCCTAATCCCGTTGGCTTCGGGGATAACGGAAGGGATGGCATCATCCCCGTTGGCTGGCGCGTATTCTCTTCCTCAACACACATATAATTAGGAATTAGAATACTATGGCTTGTGACACATTTGGAGCACTGCGAGTGCTATCCGAGAGCCTCGGCGATCACATTATGCGCCGCGCTTCTCATAAATCCGTGTGGTTGAACGCGATGCCCCGTGGAACGTATAAGAACGGAACCGGGCTGACTCAAACCACTTTCACTGTTGAGAACACCGAAGTCTACGATACTGAGGAAAGCTGGAATGACATCAGTCTTTCTGCTGGCTCCTTAGTTCCCGGCTCTGACACCGCAGTGGCTGGCACACCTTCCACCCAAGGCGCTTGCGCTATTGAATGGAACGATGTGACAACTGGTTTCACTGAGCGTCAATACTCTCTGAAAAAATTCGGCCTTCGCGGAGATGTTATCTGCGCGGACGATCTCACGTTTGCGTGGCAAGCGCAGAGCTTCTTGGCTGCTTATCAGCAAGAACTCGCCAAGCGTGCCCAGCGCACATGGGAGCTGAAATACTTCAACGAGTATGTGAACCTCGTTCCCAAAGTAAGTTGTACTGGCACGCTCGCCGCGCCAGAGATCGTTACCGACTCCACCGAAGGTCTGCCCAGCGCCGCTACCATGACGCTGACCCAGCCCGCTGTGGGTCTAACCCAAGAAGCACTTGACCAAGTCGCCGTTAGCCTCATCGAGGGCGGAGCGACTGAAGGTGATTCCAATGGGTTCATTACGCTCGGCGCTGAAGGCCCAGTCTTCCCGCTGCTGCTTGGCATGGAAGCCTCGGCTAAGATCGCCAAGAATAACGATAAGCTCCGCGAGGACTTGCGTTACGGCGAGCCGAACGAACTGCTGAAACGGATGGGAGCCAGTCGTATCCTTGGTAATATGCGCCATGTGGTTACGACCCAGCCCGCCCGCTACCGTCAGGATCCAAACAACGCTGGTGCTTATATCCGCATTGCTCCTTACATTGAGGCCAACGCCTCGAAGGGTAAGAAGGCGGTGGTAAACCCAGAGTACGTCTCCAAAGATGCGACTACTGGCGCACCTTACGAGGCCGCCGTTGTGCTGAATCCGAGCGTGTTCACCTCTGAAGTGGTGAAGCCCGTTAACTCGGCTGCTGGCATGAACTGGACTCCGAAGGCTTACAGCGGTGAATGGAAGTTCATCGTTGGCGGTGACATCATCTGTGACCAGAACGATCCTACCGGACGCCTTGGCAGACACTTCGCAGAGTACGCCTGTGCGATTCGCCCGGTTCGTCCTGAAGATGGTCGCATCATCCTCTTCGAGCGTTAAATCATCATCATCACGGGAGCCCTCCTTACGGGGGGCTCCCTCTTTTGGGTTAACGCATGGAAGAAACAATCGAGTGGTTTAAGGTGCTGGGGGTAAACACCTCAGTGTTTGCCGCAGTTAGCCTCGACCAACTTGAAACCTCGCTTTCAATTGTAGCCTTGGCCATGACGGCTGTCTGGACAGGGGTTAAAATTTGGAAGCTCTTAAAATCCGATGAAAAAGAAAACTAAAAAGAAGGGAAAGAAAAATGGCAGCTACTAAGAAAGATCTGAAGCCGGGATACCGAAGCTCAGAGTTCTGGTTAATGGCAGTCGCCCAACTTTGCTCGCTGGCCTATGCCAGTGGGGCAATCGCGCCTGAAGGCACAACCACGCTGGAGCGCATGATCGCGCTGGTCGCGGGTGTTGTTGCCAGCCTTGGATATAACCACGGCAGAGCCCAAGTTAAGGCTGTGGCAGAAGAGAAGTGAGTATTCTCCTCGCAGCCGCCAAAGGGCTTGCATCACTCCCAAGCCTTGTCGATTCAGTGAATGGACTGGTCGATAGGCTTGGGGCTTTAGAAAAAGCGATCAATGAAAAACAAGTTCAGGAACGTCTTTCTAATAAGCGCACTCGTAATTCTGCTGCTATCAAGCGGGTGCTTGCACGCTCGTCTGGATCGGAGTCAGGAACTCCTGAACCACCCTCAATTTGAGTCAGCAGTCCTTGCTGCTCCCGCATTCGTTGAAAAGGCTCTGGAAATTGTGGTCGAACTCGAAGCGGAGATTGAGCGCAAATGACATCGGGAAGCGCCTCGAACAAACCTCATGGAGGCGCAGCCGAACTTCTTGTGGCGCACGAACTAATGGAGCACGGATTTGGGGTCTGCATCCCGCTCGGCGATTCTGAGCCTTACGACCTCATCGCCACCTCAGGCAAAAAGATTAGTCGGATCCAAGTTAAGTCGAGCCGTGCAGCATCAAAGCATGGGACTTATCGAGTGATGTTCGCGCATGGCCGGAAGACAAAGGTCATGTACACCCCTGATCAGACCGACTTCATAGCCGCCGTTCTTTATTACGACACCACTACCGCGATCTATATTATCCCGGTAAAGGATATCAAAACACTGAAGGGAATTTTCTACGATGTAGGAAAGCACCCCCGATATCCCCAAAAGTGGCCAGCTTGTAAATGGGAAGACTATCGGGGGCGCTATGATTTACTTACCTCTAGCCGTTAAGGCTCATCCCGGTCATCTCGGCAAACTGCTCATCAAAAGTTTTGGCCGTCGATGAACTGTCTGGCGGTGTGTCAGATGTGGTCGCAGTCGGGGTCGCATCAGCGATATCTTTATTCTTACCGCGCAACCGATTGTTCAACTCCATAAGTTGCACGGCCTTCTTGTAATAGTGAGGCCCGGCAGAAGCCCAATGCACTGCCTCAATGATTTCCTCCTTAGTAGATTTACCGCTAAAGAGCTTTCTTGCTGAGTCAACTCGCTGGCGCACTTCATCGTTCCATGAGTCATCCCCATCGCGAGGAGTAAACGCCTCAATTGTATCGGCAAACTCCGAGCTGATATTGTTGAACACCTTATCATCAGCCTTTATTGCGGCTTCAGCTTCTGCGTTCTGACGCTCCATGAGCTGGCTGTATGATAGGTCAGCGTCCTTGAGCGCCTGATCTTTGTCAGCGCGAACCTCGTCCATCCTAGTCAGTAACGCGCCCATGCGTGCTTGCTGGGTTGACGTAAGCTCGACCATGATTTCTTCGATCTGCTGGTTCCGGTAGGCAGACTCGTTCATTGCAACCAGTTCGCCCATGCGTGCGGCGTATTCTTCGCCAACAGCGGCCTTAGCCCCAGAGACAATTTGATCGATCTTGTTTTGGAACTTCTGCTGGAACTCCGGGTGACGCTCAAGATTGGACATCTTCAGTTGCTCGGACATGTAGTCCCGCTCCTTTTTGATATCCTCTAGCATGGTGTTCACATCAGAGTTATCCATGCCTTCGAGTTTAGCCCTCAGCTCCTCAAGCTCCGCTTTAACAGCATCGCGCTCATTGCGGACATTGTCTCGCTCTTGCTTGATCTTCTTGAAGTTGGCCGCTGCCGGGGAATCCACCTCTTCCTCGGCCTTAGGCTCTGGCTCAGGTGCGGATTCCTCAGGAAGTTCTTTGCCTTCCTGAGCGGCTTCCAGCGTCTCAAGAAAGGAGGTTTCAAACTCCTTATCTAGCTGGTCTTCGCTTAACTCCGCTTCGGGGGCTGGCTGTTGTTCAGGTTCAGCGACCGGGGCAGCCTCTGTGGTTTCGACCGGAGCTTCTGCTTCAAAATTTACAGGCTCTAGTCCTTCTAGGGATGCAGCTATTTTTGCCATAATAATTAACCGTTATTAGATTCAGCGAATGTTGAGCTAACCTCTTCCTGTGTGGGGATAGGGGTCGCCATTACCTTGAGCATCGCAATGCACTGCCTATGCCCGATGTCAGCGCCATACGCATATTTAAATGCGTTGTCATCTGTGCCAACAACGGGGAGCGGTCGTGTGCTTGGAGCTTCGTTTTCTAAGACCCGCAGCATTTGCTGCATGGGTTTGGATTCTAATACTTTCTTGGCGGCCCGAACCAAATCTGCATTTGATCGGTACTCACCCAGTTTCATGTCAGTCATCATCATCAATTAGTATTTCTAGTTTTGTTATTAGCCGGGCAGATTGCTGTATCCCGGCCAAAGCCTCGCGCCGTTGATCACCCTCCGGGGCCATCTCGACCATTAATTCCCTCGCCTTGATGTCATCATGGAGAAGTTCATAAATGTATTCGATTTCAGTTGAGTCTAGGGTGAATTTATTGGCGCTCATAAGTTTTGTTTTAGGTCTTTATTCGCGAGGTCAGTCGCGCTTTTTGCATCTTTGATGGCAATGTCAGTCGCCATCTTGCGTTCCTTGCGGGATATATCATTCTCAGTTTTAGCATCCCGCCGCGCTTCATCGCGCTCGAACCGGGCCTGAGCAAGTTGATCCTTTGGATCCATGCCGCCCTGAATTGCTTGCATCTCAGCCATAGCCTGTTGCTGCTCCGCCATAGCTTGTTGCTCGGCTTCCGCTGCCCGTTGGGCCTCTTGCATCAACTGGTCAGCTATGGATTGCAGCTCCTTCAGGATTGCTGAGTATTCATCAACCAGTGACTTCCTGGTGGCATCCTTCTCGATCTCCATTAAGTGAGCGGCGCAATGCTGCACCATCAGGGATAGATACTGTCCTAGCTCGGAAGGATCGGCCTGACCCGCAATCTGAGCAATCTCTTGCCCGGCGGCTAAGTGAACCTCCAAGTGGACTGCGTGCATATCCCCACCAGCCACAGGGATTTGCATACCCTGTTTGAGGAGGATGTTTTCTTTCACAGCTTCCTGTTGCTGTTCTTGTTGATCGATGTCCTCTTCTGGAGTGGGGTAGTATCGCTTAACATTGTGATGGCCAGCGAGTGATGCGATGTGATCTTCAATCACGCGAGTCCGCCCAGTCTCAGGCAGCATTGGCAGCACATTCATCAATTGATTGGAGATGGCGCGGCGCTCCATTGCCGAGCCTTGCCCGGTCGTGCGGGTGGCGGCCACCGATATGATCTTGGTAAGCGCGGCGCGAGGCACTCCCCGGTCAATACACGCCTTCTGGAACTTAATAGCGGAGACTCCGCCAGCCATGTCCTCCGTTAGATCAGGGTTGGAAGCCCGGCGGTAACGCTCCTTAAAGAACGAATCAAGCTGCCTGTAGTAGCGGTTTAGCTGCGTCTTACCGAGCGTCGATTGCTGCGAAACAATCGCGTCAATCTCAGTGGCCGTCCGGGGGTTCCCGCCCTTCTCAAGGTTCTGTCGGTATTGACTCAAGTTCGATTGCAGCACGCCCTCAAGATCGGCTTGCACCGCCATTGGCGCATCCAGCACCCCGGCACTGGTGGTTTGCACAACATTAAACCCGGACGGGGTAAGTGAGTACGGCCCCATTTGAACAAAAGATGCTTTGTTTAAATCGTTTGGGCTGTCTGCTTTGAAATGGATAGCGCTCCGTGCTATGGCGGCATCGACCAGCGTGCAACGTAATCTATTCTTCAATTCAAGGGGGCTATACATCTTAACGCCAAGCCCTTTACATGCGTGATAATTGCCGTCTCCTTTGTCATAGAAAAACACATGGAGACATTGCTCCCAACCCTCGTATCTATTCTGCTTGCGGAAAAGGAACTGAGGTTCAGCCGAACCCTCGGCAATCATGCAATGGGAGATCGCACCTTCAGGGTACTCATCGGTGGGATGCTCTCGGTAAAAGATATGAGCCACCGGAACGGTGTCGCACTTGGACGAAAAGGCGAGGTCGTTGTTACGAATCTGCTGCTGGTAATATTCCCAGTCGGCCTTATTGCCGTTCTCTCCGGCGGGGGCAGCATCAGCGATGGCCCGCTTGGCTTCTTTAAGATTCCACCCGGCATTAACTGCGGCTTCTTCCTTACGGATAAAGCTATATAGTTCATGGACTGCGTAGTTGTTCCGAACCACAGCTACCTCAAAATCGCTGACATTAGACTTCGATCCGTCAGGAACGAGAAGGTTGCCGCTCTTAATCGGGCGGCAGCGCCAGTCTAGGGAATCCTCAAATAGGATTGGCCCCGTCCCGTACAGAACCATTTCGTGCTGCGAGAGCTGCATTAAGTAATCGAAGTCATGGTCATCCCGCTGCAACTTGTCGAACTCTTCGGTAATGATCCGGCTGTATTCGGATGAATCATCGGGATCGCCGTGCTCAACTTTGATCGTGGCAAAATGTGGAACCTCAGAAAATACATCGTAAAATGCAGAGCACGCCATCCCAAGAAAGGTTTCAGCCTCGCGCCAATTCACATTGGTTCGGAAAGATTGCCCGTTCTTGCGAAGGTCGCTGGGGTTGTACGGGGCATTCCCATCAACCAAGCCCTTTACCTTGGCTCGCACGGCTGAACGCTGCTCATCGGCTCGGATCATTGTCCGAACCATATCAGCCGCATCAACGGGGTTTTTAACACGGGACGCTGGTATGGCCCCGCTATCGGAAATGTTTTCAAGCTCCATCATTTTTCTTTTTCTTCCAGCAGTGATCAGGGAGCGCATTATTAATGGACTCCTTGACGTTGTTTTGTAGGATATCTAGGGGGAACCACACTTGAGCTTTATTGAAGCAACCGCAATAAGCGCATGACTCAAGTTTCTCATCGTGGTCGGTTTTATCTGTTCCGGTTAATGTTGTAATCAGCGAGGCAACCCGCTTGCTGTTGCAGCCGGAGCACCCCATCGCCTTCACATTAGCATTACACCCGGCACAAATTAAGGCTCTTCGGTTGGCTTCCTCCTTATCGACCCGTGGATTTCCCTTTAGAATGGATTCCCCCAAAGTCTTGGTAAACCTCATCACGTCAGCAAAGCCAAGCTGGCGAGGGCTAACCTGAGCCTTAACCTGTTTGCACGCATCCCTGTCTAGCTGCAAACAAATCTGCATCTCGATCTCCGCCTCATAGTCAATACTTAGCGGGTAGCCATTGGCCTGTCGGTGATTCTTAACTAGCTCGCATAACTGATTAAAGCTATGGGCCGCAATGGTTACCCCCGATTCGCGCTGCGTGTAACGCCACCCGCCGGGGGGTACGATGTTTCTATTCTTGAGAGCTAACATACATGTTGTCCTGTTGGTAAATTAGATCATTGGATTTAACTAAATCTTCCCACCGTTGGTCGGCGTCCGTGCGGATTCCGACAGCGCCCGCGCCCTTTCGCCGCGCCATCTCCACAACCAAAGCGGCGGCGTCACCTAAGTCAGGGCTTTTCCCCGTGCGAGCTTTCATGTCGGTTTTACGCTCTACGACAATCTTCCGCTTTTGGTCATCAAACATTCTGGTGCAAAGCTCCACTACAGTATCTTTATCCATGCCTCTCACAGTATCGCGGATCACCCACTCCCTTACGGAGAACCACAGTTCAGTAACCTTGTTGGCGTATGCATCACAAGACGGCCTTGGGTCTTGGTCGGAAACAGGCTTATCAGATGCCTTGCCACCAAACTCAATGCGCTGAATCAGAGATGACCATTCATTTGAAATGATATCGCAAAGGCCGCCGCCTTCTCCTGTCGCATCGATTGCTAGATTATCCGGTGAGACATTGCGGGCAATGCAGTGATCCCTTACTTGCCGGGCAATCTGGAAGTGTACTGGCTCCTTAGATGAGGCATTGATCTTAATGGTAATGGTCTCAGTGAACTCGATGGCCATCTTACCTGACTCAAGGTCTCCGTATTTGGCGAACTTTAAGATGCATCGGTCGCCGCCGAACGCCGGATCAAGCCCGGCAATCATCTCAAAGTTGCGACTAAAGACGTGGCTCCCGGCCATAACGCTGTATTTATGGCACATGGTTTCAGACAAAACCGTCTTAACCACGCCCTCAGGAGCCCAGAATCCCCGCGAATACTTCCAGAACTTAGGCGATGACTCGCCCTCGAACTCTATGGCTTGGCGTAGTTGATCTGGAGTAATCAGAAATTCCCACTTGGTCTTACCAGCGCGTACATTCGGCGAGTCCATTCCATCGAACCGATAGCACATGCCTCTCTTGGTTTTCCATTGGAGGGTTTCTATCCCTACAGTATCCCAGCCATCGACTGGCTCACTGAATCGGCCATGCTCGTCGAGCTTCGATTGTGGGTTACCAATTGCTAGAAACTTAAATTCCCGGCAGCCCTTACTAAGGTTGGAAGCGGCGCTGAACGCAGCGGATGGACAATCTGTAGCCTCATCAACTATGGCCATTACCCTTGTGTTGTGAATACCTTGGATATTTGCGACCGCTTTGGTCTCAGATCCATCAAGTACCGCCACAGCAAATATAGCAGAAGTATCGTCACCCGGCTGGCTCTGGAGGGTGGTCTTGGAGTCCACTAACTTGCCGGGAAATGTCCCGTTAGCTGTCCTCAGGAGCCCCTGAATGTTTGCCCAGCTCCGCTTTCGGATCATCTTTGCTGTCGTTGAGGTCAGGATCACCGTAGAATTTGTCGGATCGGCCAGCCACCAGATCATGGCAAACATCGCACTGGCGTAGGTCTTTCCGCTCGCCGCGCACCCCGTCCAACTTATCCAATCGTTTTCGCATAGGGACTCAAGCTGCCGTTCAAGCCACGGGTTCCAGATGGTATCCGGCCAAACTATGTTAATCGCATTTACACAATGCTGATAAGTGCCAAGGCCACCTTGCGCGACAGTTCTCTTTTCGCGGAAGCACCACAGCTCAACTTCTAGCTGGCTAAGTGGGTGCTCAAATTTAAGTCCGTAAGTGTCCACCTTGATAAATAACACCAAATATCTACAATGCTTGTTAAGTGGTATTTGTAGACAGGCATTAAAGCATGAGTAGATCATTACCCTCCGGCCAACAGGGCGGCTCTGAATTTGGCAGTGACGGCATCCCTGTTCAGGGGAATGCCAACTTCTCAGCGGCGGCAAATGTTCCGGTAACTGGCGGCTCAACAGACATGGGGCACAACCATCCGGCTTCGGACATTGTGTCAGGAATAATGGATCCGGCCCGGCTGGGCCTTGGGGCCGCCAGCAATCAAACTTTTTTGCGGGGCGACAACCAGTGGGTGGCGTGGCCTAGCTATACTTTGCAGCAATTGTTTGCGGGCCTGGGGGCTGACGCGCCAATTACCTATGATGCTGCGACCTATAAATTTGGGTGGGCCGGGACAACTACGGATGTCCCAGAAGGTACTAACGAATATTTCACGGACGCTCGCGCTAGATCAGCGGTCTCGGCCTCAGGAGAACTAACTTACAACTCCGCCACGGGCGTCTTTTCTTATTTGCACCCGACCTCGACTCCGATCAATGAATCGAATACGGGCGGGATTGTGCTCAATGCCCTAAGCACAAACACTCTTGGCCATGTCACTTCTGTCGGCACGGTTAATTTAGATTCTAGATATAAGCTGGCTACATGGTCTGAGACTGATCCGACTGTTGGCTCTCATATCAAAGCAATCACCACCCAAGACATAGCCAACTGGAATTTAGCCCACCAGAACACCGGAACTGGCGGCGGCGGGATTACCACAGAGCTTGACCCCACGGTGTTTGCTCACATCAAGGCAATTGCCGTGGCGGATATCGCCAACTGGAATGCCGCTCATGGCTGGGGAGACCATTCACTTGAGGGCTACCTAAAGATCGAGACCGACCCCAATGTTGGCTCTCATATCAAGTCAATTTCAACCAGCAACATAGTCCATTGGAACTCGGCCTATGGCTGGGGAGACCACTCTCTTGCTGGCTACCTTACCTCTTACACCGAAACTGACCCCACCGTCCCGGCTCATGTAAAAGGTATTACCACCGCAAAGATTACTAACTGGGATGACGCTCATGGCTGGGGCGACCATTCTCAGGCTGGCTACTTAACCGCTGCATCGGCGGAAACTGATCCGACTGTGCCCGCCCATGTGAAGGCGATCACCGCCGCCAAAATTACTAACTGGGATACGGCACATGGTTGGGGCGATCACGGGGCCGAGGGTTACTTAAAGTATGAGCTTGATCCCACCGTCCCGGCGCACGTCAAAGCCATAACCACAGCAAGCATAGCCAACTGGAATACCGCTTATGGCTGGGGTGACCACGGCGCTGCTGGATACCTAACTTCATTTACCGAAACGGATCCAACGGTTCCGGCCCATGTAAAATCAATTTCGACCCAAGACAAAACAAACTGGAATGCTGCCCACGGCTGGGGCGATCACAGCACCGAAGGGTATCTCAAGGTTGAAGTTGATCCGAATGTGGCCACGCACATTAAGACGATCACCACAGCCAACATAGTTAATTGGAACTCGGCGCATAGCTGGGGAGATCACAGCACTGAGGGGTACTTAAAGTCTTTTACAGAAACGGATCCAACAGTCCCGGCCCATGTTAAAGCCATTACGACTGGAAAGGTTTCAAACTGGGATACTGCCTACGGATGGGGCGACCATGCTGCCGCCGGATATATTACCCAGCAAGCGGCGGAAACTGATCCCACTGTTCCCGCTTATGTTAAGTCGATTACTTCTCAAGAGAAGACGAACTGGAATACGGCCTATGGCTGGGGAGACCACGCTACCGCCGGATATATTACTCAGGTAAATGCCGAGACCGACCCAACCGTTGCTGCCCACATCAAGGCCATTACCACCACCAACATCACAAATTGGAACTTGGCCCACGGGTGGGGGGATCATGGCACTGAGGGTTACATTAAAAGTTTTACCGAGGCTGACCCAACTGTTCCTAGCCACGTTAAAAGCATAACGCTCCAGAACTTACTGCAATGGAACACGGCCTACGGATGGGGGGATCATGCTAACGCTGGCTACCTTACCTCTTATACCGAGACAGATCCGACAGTACCAACGCACGTCAAGGCGATCACCACCTCAAAAATTGCCAATTGGAACACAGCCCACGGATGGGGAGATCATTCAGCCCAAGGCTACCTTACCTCCTTTACCGAAACTGACCCGACCGTTCCGGCCCATGTTAAGGCGATTACGACTACTCAAAAAACTAACTGGGATGCGGCTCATAGCTGGGGCGATCACAGCACTGAAGGCTACCTAAAAACCTTTAATGAGGCCGACCCCACAGTCCCGGCGCATGTCAAGGCGATCACCGCTACTAAGGTTACTAACTGGGATACGGCCCACGGCTGGGGAGATCACAGCACTGAGGGCTACCTGAAGTCGTTTACTGAGACAGACCCAACCGTTGCCGCCCACATTAAAGCCATCACTACGGCTAACATAACCAACTGGAACTTAGCTCATGGCTGGGGAGATCACGGCACGGAGGGTTACCTAAAATCATTTACCGAGACTGACCCAACGGTTCCGGCGCACGTTAAGCTGATACAGCTACAGAACCTTGTTCAATGGTTTGCTGCTTATAGCTGGGGCGATCATTCCACACAGGGCTACCTTAAAGTCGAGACCGATCCCACGGTTCCCAATCATGTAAAAGCAATTTCCGCACAGAAGATATCAAACTGGGATTCGGCATTTGCATCGATCAGCAGCATTACCGCTGGCGGGATCGTCACGCAAGAAACTGACCCGACTGTTGCGGCCCATGTTAAGGGCATCACCGCGCAAGAGATTACTAACTGGAACCTAGCTCACGGCTGGGGAGACCACGGTACTGAGGGTTACATCAAGACCGAGACAGACCCAACTGTCCCTGTCCACGTTAAGACGATAATCGCCCAAGACATTACCGAGTGGGATACAGCTTACGGTTGGGGCGATCACGGCGCTGCTGGATATCTCACATCTGAGACTGACCCAACTGTCCCGGCTCACGTTAAAGCAATTACGACTGGGAAAATTTCTAACTGGGACGCAGCTCATGGGTGGGGCGATCACGGCGCTGCCGGATATCTTACAGCCGAAACCGACCCAACAGTTCCCGCCCATGTTAAGGCGATCACGACTGCAAAGGTTGGCGAGTGGGACTCAGCGTTTAGCTGGGGCGACCACGGTACTGAGGGATATTTAAAAACAGAATCCGACCCAACTGTCCCGGCGCACGTCAAGGCCATCACAGCCGCCAAGATTACTAACTGGGACGCTGCTCACGGGTGGGGAGATCACGGCACCGCTGGCTATCTTACGTCATTTACTGAGACTGATCCCACTGTTCCAGCACATGTCAAAGCAATCACAGCCGCCAAGATTACTGATTGGAATACTGCCTATAGCTGGGGAGACCATTCCCTCGCTGGATATCTCACCAGTTTCACGGAAGCTGACCCAACCGTCCCGGCGCATGTTAAGGCGATCACTACTCAGAAGATAACCGACTGGGATACGGCCTTTGGCTGGGGTAACCACGCTACGCAAAACTACCTGACCAGCTTCACGGAGACTGATCCGACTGTCCCGGCCCATGTCAAAGCCATTACGACTGGAAAGATTGCGGAGTGGAACACGGCCTACGGCTGGGGAGACCACGCTGCTGCTGGCTATCTAGTAAATTACACTGAATCTGATCCCACCGTCCCTCAGCACGTCAAAAACATAACCACAGTAAAAATTGGAAACTGGGATGCAGCTCACGGGTGGGGGGATCATAGCGTAGAAAACTATCTAAAGACAGAGTCAGACCCGACTGTTCCGGCTCATGTAAAATCGATTACTTCTCAAGAGAAGACGAACTGGAATACGGCCTACGGTTGGGGTGATCATTCCCAGGCTGGCTACTTAACCTCTGCATCGGCTGAAACAGACCCAACAGTTCCGGCGCACGTTAAAGCAATTACGACCACCAAGATCACTAATTGGGATGCGGCTCATGGTTGGGGTGATCATGGCGCGGCTGGCTACCTGACCAGCTTTACTGAAACCGACCCGACCGTCCCGTCCCACGTTAAAGCGATCACGACCCAGAAGATAACTGACTGGGACACAGCCTTTGGGTGGGGCGATCATGGGGCCGCTGGCTACTTAACTAGCTTTACGGAAGCAGATCCAACCGTCCCGGCGCACGTCAAGGCCATCACTGCGATCAACATTTCCAACTGGAACACTGCTCACGGATGGGGCGATCACAGCGCCGCCGGGTATCTTACGTCTGCAAGCGCCGCCTCCACTTACCACCCTCTAGGCGGCAGTTCGACTACTGACTTAGTTGTCCGAGACCTCACCGTTCACGGAACAACCCTCACCAAGGACACCGAAGAGGTTAACATCGGCGACAACATAGTTCGCCTTAATGCAGAGGAAACCGGGACACCAACTGACAATGCCGGGATAGAGGTGGAGCGCGGCACTTCTACTAATGTATCAATCCGCTGGAACGAGAGCACTGACAAGTGGCAGTTCACAAACGATGGCTCAACTTACAGTGACCTTGGAACTGGCGGCGGCTCGAATGTATCGGCATCTGATATCGCCAACTGGAATACCGCTTATGGCTGGGGCGATCACTCACTTGCTGGCTATCTAACCAGCTTTACCGAGACCGATCCCACAGTCCCGGCCCATGTTAAAGCAATCACATCCGCTAAAATTAGCAACTGGGATACAGCGTATGGATGGGGAGACCACAGCGGCGCTGGCTATCTAACCAGCTTCACCGAGACAGACCCAACCGTTCCCAGCCACGTCAAGGCAATCACCACCACTAATATAGCCAACTGGAATTTGGCACACGGGTGGGGAGATCACTCTCAGGCTGGGTATCTTTCTAGTTTTTCGGAGACTGACCCCACCGTCCCGTCCCATGTCAAGGCCATCACGACCACTGATATTTCCAATTGGAATACAGCACACGGATGGGGAGACCACTCGCAAGCTGGCTACTTAACATCGATGTCGGCGGAAACCGATCCGACTGTGCCGGGCCACGTTAAGTCAATTACGACCACTAACATCTCCCACTGGAACACAGCCTATGGCTGGGGAGACCACGCTCAGGCCGGGTATTCGACCACAAATGGGCACATTGTCCACAATCAAGGGACTCAATTATCAGGCCAGTCCACTAATCTGGACGTATCTGGTAACGATATTGAGGCGCGAGGGGTTTCACTTGGCACTCAGATCAGGTCTATAGATGGCGTATTCAAGAGGATGTCCGTTGGGGTGGGAGACCACGGCGAGAAGACCGTTGTTGAGGCCGACCGACAACTAAACATCACGTCAGAATTTGTCCTGACCGGAAGCGCCGCTGGAGGATCAACTGAGATCAGGCTGGAGGAAGATGGGGAATTGGTGCTGATCAACCCCGCTGGAAACTATGCGCCTCGCGCTGTCGGTGGGCTCACGCACGTTGTTGTCCAAGAAACTAAGCTGCTCACCGAGATCATAGCCTCTGGCACTTCAAAGATGATCGACGATCTAAAGGTTTCGATAATGCCAGCATCCTCCAATAGCCGATTCCTGGTGGATATTACAATCCAAGCAGACTCAACAGACGAGGTTGCCTTTACGGTTTACCGGAAAAAACTTTTGCAACAAAGCGTGGTGGGAACCTTGCCTCAGGTGGGCAACGCCGGGCATGTCGCCCATTTCGGCGGCAAACCGAACGGGGTGTCTGCTTACAACTATAAGATAATCGACTCACCAGCGACTATGGATCTCCTCGAATATATGGTAGAAGTGGAGCCAATAGGAACTTCGTCGGCTTACATAAATCGCGCCGCGACTGAAAGTTCCACGACCGGAAGATACACATCCACAATAACCGTCACTGAATTAGCGCAATGAGTAGAGTTGTATTTCAGAACCTAGTTAGCCCGATGGCCGACACCACGTCTGGCCTTTGCCAACTGTACGCGAAGACTGATGGGCGGCTTTGGATGAAGAACGGAACTGACCCAGAGACACCGATCTCCTCCCTGACTGATCACGTCATTCAAAACAACATCGTCAACCTTGCCATGCGGCACGCTCAGTTGACGGGGCTTGAGGAGGTGGAGCTTGAGACCGGAGTGGTTCACAGCTTCAGCCAGTCCTCCCTTAGCGGCTTAGACCTCACAGCATCTGGCACTTACTATGATCACTCGGCCCTCGGCACAAATGCGCTGGGAGCCAACTTAGGGTGCATCGGCGCTCCCACGGGTAATGACTTATATGTCTGCTCTGATGCCTTAACTACCCCGAACACTGCGTACCTCTGCACGTTAATGATCTTCGCTAACACCAACAGCGTTTCAACAGTGGCGCTGAATACAGAAATCAAGGGGGCGCTATCAAGGGATGGGGGCAGCACATTTACTGACGTAACTTTAGAGCATAAAGGGAACTGGGGCACTGGTTCATGGCCGATCTATGTGGCACGCGATGTGTCGATGTCCGCCTCGACCACTCTTAAATACAAGCTGCACATCGATCAGGGTACGAACTACCAGATACACGGGGCAGCCATGAGTTACAGAGATAATGGCTAGGGTAATCTTTCCAAATCTAGGCAACTATACGCCGCCCGACCACTCTGCTGGTACGGGCCAAATCTATTTAAAAAATGATGATGCGTATCTGAAGCTGTATGGCCAGAACGAAAGGCTTCTTGGGGGCGGGTCTGGCTTAGTTAAGCAGTACAAGAATGTGACGCTTTGCGGTAGCGCCGATTACAGTCAACCAAATGACGCTGAAGTTCTTTTAACCACAGTAAGCTACACCCCCACATCAGCGTCATCTAAGATTGAGATAAGATTTACGATTAACGCATCAGTCGAGTCTGGTAAGTGGCTTGGGGTAAAGCTGTTCAGGGACGGCAATCTCATCGGCATCCCGGCGGCAGTGACAAACCATGAGTCAGTTCACTCAGCCGTGTATGGGGTAGGCACTGACAACATCAATCAGGTAAGCCTTACTTTTGTTGACGAGCCGAACACTACCAGCCCTTTTCTTTATGGAATTGTTTTAAAATCAGACGGGGATTATTCAGTTAATAAGGTCAGGAACTCTCCAACTGGATCCCCGGTTACGATGGGAACCCTGACCATTACGGAATACGAGGGCAGCCTAGTATCCAATACCGACTGCGGCGCATCGGTAACCACAACTCTTGGCGGCGGCGGTGGTGATGGCGGCGGCGGAGGAGGTGGCGGAGGTGGCGGTGGCACGCAATACACCGGAGCAAAATACTTGGTTGGCTACCCATGTGGTTACCACCCAAGTCACCAGCAAGGGAACTCAGGTTATTGGCTACCGATTGACAATTCTAATAACGTCAGCGGCATTTCGGTGGGCGACATTGTTGAGTACACCGATTGGCAAGGCGTCTCTAAGTGTGCTGAAGTTTATGCAATTTACACTGCTTCGTCCACCTTTACCTCGGACGGCACGATTGATGCGGTTTACTCAGCTTGCGGCGATTGCCATCTTGCGATAGGTGCTTGTGACACATACTCGACCTTAGGGACAGTGACCCACACTCAAACTGGGTCATACCACACCAATGCTGGCGGCGGCTATTTTTCAGATGTAAAATTCTATGCCACTAATCCTGTTAGCACAGATACTCGACTAGAAATTGAGCAAAAACTTGGGGGAAGATCAGTTGCAGCTTACCAAGGCAAGCCTTACAACACGATGCACGGCGCAAATGCCCAGATTGGAAGCGGGATTCAAGCGCAGCACTTTTTCGATGGCCCCTCTGGTAGCAATTGCTTCAATGCCGCGACAGAAACTTTAGAGTTCAGATTAGTGGTGAAGTGCGGTGGCGTTGATTCCTCGACCGTCACTGGCGTAACACCGACCGCAGCAAACTGGGTAACCACCAGCACGACATACGGCCCGTGGCAATCAGTGACCATTGACCACGCTTCGGCTGGGTGGCAATGCGCCACGGGTGGCGGCAGTAACTTTGAGGTCACCGATTGCTCTAGCGGATCGACTGCGATCATCGATGACAGCGGAGGCTACGGCATAAGCGTGGGCGACTTCGTGGATTGGTACGACAATAGCGGTAACGGGCCATTCTGCGCGGAGGTTACGGCTACTTCATCCGGCACGGCCACCGGATCAGCTTATGGCGGCACTTACACAGACTGCTCCGATTGCGCGTCGAGCAATGGCCTTCCGAATAACACCCTCTACACAGCCACGGATTGTAATAATCCGTCCACAACCTACATCCTCGAAGACACCACATACAATGTCTACCCCTCTACTGGCGATGTGGTTCTAGTCTACATGAACTCAGGGGACTATGCGTGCGTATCAATTACCGGAACAACGTCATCTGGAACCGCAGTAGGGTATCTTGAATACACCGAAAACAACTGCGCGGACTGCCTAAGTAATAACGGGCTCCAACAGCACGAAGTCGAGGACTGCAATTCAAGTGCGACACACATCGTCTCTGACTCGTCGGGAATGGTTTACAGCGTTGGCGATGTGATTAGCTACTCCGACAAAGCCACTGGCTCGACCTATTATTGCGGCACGGTAACGGCACTTAATGTAACGGGTACTGCTCTCTATGAATATAGCAGCGGATACGATAACTGCACTAACTGCACCAACGATGAAGGATTATGATTAAGGACAGGGAGAGCGAGCGAAGAATGATTCTGCGCGATGCGCCTTTGCCCGGTGGGGTTGGCCCAACGCAGACTCATTTGTATATGAACGGATCCAAGCTGATGGGTCAGCAGTACAATCAGCCCTCAGTTCCGGTAATAGATTTCGCAGCAATCCCAGCAACCGTGCCAGCCGGGGCCATCGCGCCCTATGTGGCAGATGTCGCGCCTGACGGATGGGGGCTGTGTGACGGGGCAGCTTACGACACCTATGAGTACCGCCTACTTCATAGCCGAATCAGCGATAAGTTCGGGGGCGCGGCTTATCAAGCGGGCGTTTCCAATATGCCCAATGCCGGGCTTACTTTTAATGTCCCTGACTTTCGCGGCAAAACCATGCTGATGGCAGACCCTCAGTCGGGCCACGCCGCTGCGGTCGGGGATGCTGGTGGGCACAATGAGCGAGCCCCGCTTGTGGAGCACAACCACGCCGTCAACTCAACTAATAGCAACGCCGCCAGCAGTAGTTCATCGATCTTAGATTTAGATAACCGAACTGTCGGGCCAGTTACTTTGGCGCAAGGCGAGGAGGTTATTGAGATGCTAGGCTTTGTTGGCCCAGTTACAAACTTAACTGCCCTTGCTGGCGGTTCTGCTGGGCATCAGCTTACCCCCGTCACAACATATGGCCAAATGGGCCTGAGCGGCACGATTACTACGGATAACACAGGAACCGCAATACCTTCTAACGACACCCGGAATCTACCGCCTTACATAGCGGTGCAATATATCATAAGGTTAGTCTGAAATGGCTATTTACGAGCGAGGCAGAAAGTCTGATGGAGTCATCTCGATGGAGGGGGGAATGGACGGCGGCCTGTCTCCGTCTCTGATTAAAAAGAATCAATGCGCCTACGCTGAGAACACTACATTCAGGGGAGGGTACGCCAAGACTCGCCCGGCTTTTCGCAATGTCCCTTTAGATGGTGGCGCTGATGCCACCGCCATGCTGGCCGCTAAGTTTCAAGGGGCTGGGCATTACGACGAATCCAGCTACCAGCACATCATAGTAGTAGCTGGGGGCAACGTATATAAGGTAAGCCCTCCCGCTTCTGGTGAGGTCTGGACTGTAACTGACATCACGGGCACGGCTATCCTGAGTGCCACCGTTGAGCGGGTTCACATTGTTCAAGCAGATGCATATCTGATTATTCAGGACGGCCAGAATCAGCCCTTTATATTTGGGTTCGGAATGGCCGCCGGGCGCAACAGTGACCCGGCTACCAAGGAAGTACCAATCGGCACTGGCCCGATGGCCTATGGAAATGGGCGGCTCTGGGTCGCAATCAATAGGTACTTTGTAGCGGGCGACATCCTGGGAGGGACGAGCAACGTCATAACCTTTTCCGAGAACTCCTATATCGATGGCGGCGGTGCGTTCTCAGTGCCACAGGGCGTTGGGAAAATTACCGCTATGGAATTTCTAACCTCAGCGAACACCCCTCAGGGCAAGTCGGAGCTGATGGTGTACACAAGTGACGGCGCTTTCTCCGTCAATGTCCCACCAGACCGCTATGATTGGTACGCCTTGACCGACCCCGTGCAGCGGGTTGTGCTCGCCAACTCAGGGGCAATGAGTCAAGCCAGCACGGTATCGGTCAACAGTGATCAGTATATCCGTAGCCGGGATGGGGTTCGGTCTCTCAAGCAAGCCCTTGCCGGGGAGGTTAGCCAGCCAACCAATTCGCCAATAAGCCGTGAGGTTCGCTCCGTACTGGAGACGGATGCCCAGACTTGGCTTCAATATTCTAGTGCTGTCCTGTTCGAGAATCGCTACCTACTAACGACCGGGGCTACCCAACACGCAACCAGCGGCATCTCTTTCGGGTCGCTGGTTGCGTTGGACTTTGATCCTATGAATGGCGCTCGCTATAAGCAGCCGCCAGTATGGGATGGCGTCTGGAAAATGGCGCTTGAGGATAGTGGTGTCAGCAATGACATGCGCTTCCTCCAGATTTTTACTGGCCGATTCGATGAGGCCCAGCGGTGCTTTGCCGCAGTGGTTCGCCCTGATCATACATGGGGAATCTGGGAGCTGGCTGGGCCACGTCAGGGTAGGCACGATGCAGACACCAGCGATGGTGGCACGACATGGGGGTACACCAGAATCACATCAGTCATTGAGACCCCGTCTTTCTCTTTTGGTGAAATAGGCTCGGCCAAGAAGCTAGAGTCCGGTGACCTATGGGTTGACTCGATTGCCGGGGAGGTCACGTTCACCACTCACTTCCGCCCAGACCAGTACCCTTGTTGGGTCGGCTGGCAGACTTGGGCTGTGTCAGCAGAGGAGTGCCTGACTGTTGAGGATTGCGATGATGTCTGTGCGCCCAAGTTGCAATACCGCCCACGCATGAGGATTGCCCGCCCAAGCGACGAGGTCGAGGTCGCCACTAAGAAGCCTTACAATTACGGGTGGGAATTTTCCGCGAGGCTAGAGTGGAAGGGGCACGCCCGTCTAAAACTTTTCCGGTTCAACGTCAGGGAGACCGAAGAGGAATCTTACTCTGACGTGATCAACGCGAACCCAACCCAATACAAGATTGACTGCGATTGTACATAGGTATGAGTGACCGATTCAACAGACCATTCCCTAATTCAGGCGGCAACGCTGGCCCTCAAGACGAGTTTAACGACCCTTTGGTTCCTGTTAACCCCGTGCCCTCGGACATAGGGACGCCGTACAACCAGATTAGTTCCCGGTCAGGCAATCATGGCATTACCACTTTTGACAGAGACAACGGAATGATAGGGCGGCGCGTAGGCCGATGGGGGCACACCCTAAAATTTGTGCGTTGCGACAATCAAGACGCCGCCGGACGCCAAGAGATACTAAACATTCCAGCAGTTGTCCCGGTGTGGAGGCTTTGGCTTAACGGTCAACCAGTAGAGAACACTGTCTATAAAGTGCTTAACGCTGATGGATCAGAACATGGCTGCTTTCGTTATGAGGGATTCCAGCGCGGTGCATTTAATGTGGATCTAGCGGCGCTTCCGGGCGCTGCCGCTCAGTGCGGGGATTGCGATGTTGATCACGGCCAAGCCTTCACTGTGCTGGACTGCAACAACAATGAGATAAAACTTTCAGATGCAAACGGGGAACACGGCAACGACTTCTTCCTTAACGACATCATAGAGATAACAGTTGATGGCGCTCAAAATTCCGTCTGCGTTATTGTCGGCGAGAAGTTCGATCTAAATGCCGGGGAAGATTTAGGATTCGCATATACGTTTAGCCGTGTCATTGGCGGGCAGAACGAGGACTGCACGGCTTGTGATATTCTTACTGGCTACATTGTTAAGAAGTGCGGCACTAACGACAATGTGTATATCGACGATCCCAATGGGAACTACCAAGCGGCATGGGTTGATCAGGTGCATGAGTTTGCGCCTAATGGAGGAGGGTCAAACTACTGTGCTGAGATTGTTAGTGCAGAGTCGGGCATGGCCATCGACATTCAGAACAGCAACACCTACACCGCCCCCGGCGACACATGGGTGCAGCTACGGGGTGGGCAAAATGACTGCTCGGTGTGCGATGACATCGATGGATATATAATTCAGCCGTGCAGTGGCTCCGGCTTTGTGTTCCTTGCTTACGAAGCTAATGAAGCGGCGCTTTCTAACGGTGATGTCTACCTATTTACCAACTCGAATACTGGCGTTACTGAATGTTACACAATTACTCAGCAGTATTCTGCACAGGAAACAGAGATCACGGCTGCTACCCAAGAGAACCCACCCCAATTCGCAGACGGGCGTGGCCATTTTGTTCGCGGAGCCCAGAAAGCCAACTGCCAATCGTGTGCGCCAGTGGCCGGGTGTCCTGATTCCACAGCAAACAACTATGATGCGGCGGCAGATGGCTGCGAAGTTAATGGTGTAGTTGTCGCTGGCGACACTAGCTGCTGCAACTACCCTCCGGTAAACCCAGTTAACTTAGTGCCGTGGTCTGCGTGTCCGAGCACGGGGTATTTTCATATTGGAAATGCCAACCAACAGTCTCTTGATATTTACGGCATCGGGCCATTCCGGCACGGTGCATACGATGGTACTACCTCATCTTGGAACACAAGGTGGTATGCAGATCCAAATTATAAATTCCAAGGATATGCCGGAGAGCAAACCCACGAAGGCCAACAAGTTGGTTGGTACTTAGTAAGGAAACTTTTGCCCGGAGATCAATATGAATATGAGTTAGCTTTCGCCGGGCAAGATACAATGTGCGGACTCGTGGAGAATTACACTGTCGCGTATCTCCCAAATCAGGGCGGAGTCGATATGATTTTCAGCTCAAGCCTAAAGTCTGCCACGGCTCCTACTAACGCGAATCAGGTTGAATGGGAAATTTATGATGGTGGATTTGAGACACTTCATAAAGCCATTGCTGCGTTGCTTGGAGTTACTGGCGGAGGAACAGGCAAGGGCGGAGCCACTCAGCCCGCAGTATTGCTTAGGCCGTGCGACGAGTATTATAGGTACGGAGACCCGGACGAATGCTGGGATGATAAGGAAACTTGCTACTATGTTGGAGCACTTGGCAACGGAGTCGTAGGTGGGGGCGTTGAAGGTTGCGGGGTTGCGCTTGTAGAAGAGGGTGATGATGACGGAACCCAACCAGCTTGTGGTAACTACAGAGATTGGGGTAACGCTGACCCTCGCAACACATTTGTTGCTGGGCTTTACGGCGTAGGGAGCCTGTCTGTCGGAGATAAGGTTCATATCTACAGAGGGAATGATCCTACCCAGGAAGGAACCCCGGCTGGAACCGCAATTAGTCAGGCACAAATATCCAACTCAGACATCTGTGAGGTTATCGAGGTTAATTTAAAGCTAAACGCGCTACTTGATGGTCACCATATCTCCACTGAAGGCTGGGCTTGCGGCAACCCGCAAGGAACCGATTGCCTTGATATGATTCGGAACGCCTTGGGCGATCCGCAATGGGGCGCTAACGCTGTGTATTGCGGAACAGAGTTTAGTTATTACAAGTTACTTGTATGCGGGGATGGACAAGTCCGCTACTTGCGACTCAACCAAGATCACGCTGATCACCCTCTCGGAATTGGAGACGTTGTCGCGTTTACCAGTATGGGTGGATCTCTTACTGGTGGAGTTGGGTGCGGCACAATAAATCAAACGCTTACTGAGGAGGAGTTCAGGGCGAAGGATGCGGGATTCAAGGTTACTTACTTAGATAAGACTAACGAAAATACCACGATGGAATACACCGACTGCGATGACTGCATGAACCCCGGTGGCGGGGGCGGTGGCGGTGGCGGCGGTGGCACTACCATCTATTACGAAGCAAACGAATGTGTGACAGGCCAAAGTGTTGAGCTTCACGACATCAATGGTAATGGGCCTTTCAGCGTTGGTAACGTGGTCGTTGCTGACGATAACGGCACTTATCTTTGCGTAACGATTACAGCAGATAACATAGACCCTGAAATTGCGCCAACTATTGAGGCGATATCCGACTTGAGTGATTGCAATAATTGCCTGAACACGATTGGAGGGGTTCCTTAGACATGGCTAATCAAATAACCAACAACGCAAGCCTCACTGTTACAGGGCAAACATTCTCATCAACTGAGTGCCCGTCATCCCCGGCTGATCTGCACGCCCTCTTCAGCACCCACACCACGGTGACTGACAAGGGCGCTGCCACTGTGGTCAGCGAGACCGCGCCAACGCAGTCTGACTTCGACAAGCTGTGGCTTCGCGTTGACTCATCAGGGAACCCGTTCGCAGTTTACTTTAGAAACCCAACCAACCAGAGGTGGGAGCCAGCTAACGGAGTGCCGATTGGTTCGGTGCAAATGTATGCCGGGACATCCTTGCCTAACGGCTGGCTTGATTGTGACGGGGCCGAGTACGACAGCACCGATGCTCTCTATGAGATGTTGTTTGAGCATATTGGCACGGGTTTCAACACAGGCAGCGAGGCTGCTGGGATGTTTAAGGTTCCCGATTTCCGTGGGAGGATGCCCGTTGGCGCTGGGGCTGGGGCCAATCTAACATCCAGAGCGGTTGGAGACAGCGGCGGCGCGGAGAGTTCAAGCCTAACTGAGGCCCACATCCCTCCTCACCACCACGAAATCCGATTCAATGATACATCCGCTGGGGCGGTGGCAGCCAATGTTACGTCTCATGGAGCATCTGGGGGAGGCAAAGTGGTCGCGGGCAGTGAGGGGGCAGAGAACATAGATCCACTTTATACCCGCGAGGAAATTAGTCCGGTTGGAGGCGGCGTAACCCAGACCCCATTGGACACAATTTCCCCGTACCTCACCACCATGCATATGATTCGATACATGTAGGATGACAATGTCATGCGTTTCATGTATAAAATGAAAGTTGAATAATGAAGCTAACCTTAGGAGACGTTCGAGCCGGAATCGCCAAGGTGTTATCCCTACCTGAGGATGACATTAGGGTAATACGCTTTATCAACGAAGCCCAGCAGCGCCTAGCATACAAAGGAAAATGGCAAGGCACGCTGGCAAAGTATGTAGTCACCCAGTCCGCCGGGCTAATTACTTGGCCCCGGCAATTAGAGACAATCGAAGCTGCGGCCATCGACAGCAACCCAGCGGTAGTGAGGAATCGCTGGTATGAGTTCGTCGAATCTGGGCCGGGGCTTGTGGATGCATCGGGTGCTGACGCCTCGACCCTGATTGACCGGGGCGAGGCCGTCACTTTCTCAGACATTGAAACCACTGGTAACCCCAAGAAGCTGAAGTTCTATTCGACTGCCGGGGTTGATGACGGTGGTCTGGAGCTACTGATTCAGGGGTACGACTGGGATGGCAACTGGGTTCGGAACAAGGTGTCCAACACATGGATGGACGGCGAGGTGTTAACGCTGCCAGCGGCTGGAGGCTCCGGCTACGTCCTTAGCACCTCAAACTATTCTGCGATCACCGGGATTCAGAAGACCGTGACTGGCGGTAATATTAAGCTGGAGGAATTAGACACCGTCACATCAGTAGTCCGAGAGATTGGTGAATATGAACCGACCGAGGTTCGCCCCGTGTATCGGCGCTCCATGATTCCCGGCTTATCTGATTCCCAGGCCAAGACAGTAACGGTAATCGGAAAAATGCGATTCATCCCAGCGGTTGTGGATGCGGATTGGCTATACATCTCATACGAGGCAGCCTTGAAGCTGATGGTTCAGGCCATCGATAAGGAGGAAAAGAATTTACTGGAAGAATCTTTTGCCTACGAGGCCAAGGCATTGAGCCTCATGCAAGACCAACTATCACATCACTTGGGTGACGGCGCGGTGGCCGTTCCCAGAGTTCAGGGCGGAGAAGTCTTCGCTGGTGGAGGAGTCCCAAACCTACAATAGAACATGAGCGCATACGGAACTAAGCAGAAACCCACAACGAGGAAGCCTGTGTCCTTAGATGAGGAACAGGCGGCGGCGATTAGTGGCAACAAGGAGAACCTTGATGACATCAAGAGCCTCGCCTCCGAAGCAAGCTCTGCCGATACCGACACCCTGATAAACGAGATTGAGAAATTCTTTCCGGGCTTCAGTAGTATGACGGGCAAGGCTAGTGAGGTAATCGGGAATTATCTTTCGGGGAATATTTCAGATGACGTTCAGAAGCAGATGGCTGACCGCGCCGCTTCTCGCGGCATCAGCACTGGTACGGCTGGCTCTCAGTTCTCCGGGTTCCAAGAGCTTAGGAACTACGGCACGACGATGATGGCGATGCAGCAGCAAGGCGTTCAGATGGTGAACCAAGCTGCTCAAGTAGCTAAGTCGATGGTCAACCCGATGAGCGTGACCTCACTGTTCCAGACGCCAGCGCAGAGAGCGCAGTTAGCTCAGTCCGAATCTGATCGCAACGCATCAATTGATTCACACAACGCTGCCATCGCAGCCGCCCCGAACCCCGGCCAGATAGCCGCCTTAGAGGACGCACGGATGAGGCAGATCGCTGGCATCCAGACTAGGAACGCAGTCACCATGTCGAACATGGCAAACTTCTCAGCGTCTAGGGGAACATCCATCTACGATAGTTTGAATCGCCGAGGAAGTTTAAGAGACAGACTAAGGTCGCAAGGTTCAAGAATCGTTTAGGATAGACAGCCATGAACTTATCTAAAGCACAGCAATACATTCCAGACGTAACCCGCGCAGCCCGTGCGGGTGCTGCTATTGGCAATGAGACGGCGAACCAGCTTCGTGCCTTCTCCGCTCTGGGCCAACAGATGCGCGAGAGCAATGCCCGTACTGCAATGGCGCAAGAAGATCAGGCAATGAACTTGCGTGAGCGCCAGCAACGTATGAGCCAGTCAGCCGATCTGCACCCTTACCAGATTCTACAGGCTCAGGAGTCGATACAATCTAATGTGCTTAATAATGAGCGCATGGCGCAGCAAATTCGCACCAATGAAATAATGTTCCCGCTGAAAATTGAGGAGCAATTGGCTCGCAACGAGGAAGCAGAACAGGACGCTACCAAGAAGGCAATGGATTTAAACGAGCGCAGAGAATCCAACTTGCAGCGGGGCAGCTTTGAAAGCTACAGAAGAAAGCTGATGAACTGGGATTCGTTGCCTGACGATGTTAAGGCCGAGACCCCTGTGCCAATGCCGGAGACAGAGTTTACTGGGGCAACAGCCACCACGGTGGCCCAGTATATCAGCAGAGCGAACGCAGATAAAAGGCGAGCCACCAGCACCACAACGGAATCAAAACTGGAGGACGTGAAAGAACAGCGCATGATGGAGCTGGCTAGTGAGGGGCATGGCGACCTTGCCACAATGAAAGAGAATCCTGGGGAGGTGCTTGTGGCTGCGAACAGGAGGGCGGAGGCTCAAGCGTCTAGGATTATGTCGAGCTACAGGGACGCGAACGGCAATGAGTTTTCGCAAGGCGTCATTATGGATTATGCCCGGCGATATCAGAATACTCAGGGCGACCTAGATGTTCAGTCGCTGGTAGCCAATCTTAATCGTAATGCAAAGTTAATAGAGGGGGCCGGACGTGGGCCGATGAGAAGCGATGAGCTGATCAAGGAAACAAACAAGATGGCCAAGGACATCTACGATAGCGCCGATTTCGAGGGCACATATGCCGAAGCTATTCAACAGGCTAGGCAGATCATGGCTGATTATTCGCCTAGTGAGCGCAACCTAAGTGGGCTGGATGAGGCGTTTCGTGGAGCGCCAGCGCCCAGTGCCCCTGACCCTAAGACTGAGCAGATAGAAGTCACAGCAGTGGAAAAGGATGCTATTTCTAAAATTATTGAGACTCACGCAAAGGACACGCCACCCATAATGGTCGCTGCTTATAGTAAGTGGAGCAATACGTTAAAAGATAAAGGGATGTCGGTTAAGAAATCTCCCAATGAACCTCGCAAAGTTGGAGACAGAAAGGTCGGTGAAATTTATTGGCAAGACATTGAGGTAAAAGGTGAAGGGTTTATCACGACTGCATGGACATACAATTCGCTATCGGACGTAAACAATTCTCGGCGTCAGATGGTTTATCGAAGTGACGTGAAGTAGCCAGAAGGATTACATGGCAAAACTTTCAGACTCAGAGTTACTAGGGCTTCTTGATCCGCAAGATGATCCACAAGTTTCTAGCCAGCCTAAAACCTTAGAAGAGTATATTGCTCTTCACGGGCAAGAAGGGAGAAATAAGTGGGAAAGGCGAGACCAGAAGCGTTACGCCAGATCACTGCGGCTTGGCCCAATTGAGTCTGGGGTTAGCAGCTTCGTAAGCAAAGGCATAGGTTCAATCACTGGCGGAACCCTCAAGGGGGCTGGTATTCTTAGTGAGTGGGGCAGTACCTTGGCCACTAATGAAATTGCGGCCCCCGTCATGTCATGGGTAACTGGCAAGCCCGCTGACAGGCTTGACCCCGCGACTGAGAAGAACGTGCTCTATCAAATGGGCGAAAGCCTTGAGGGAATTTTTAACAAGGCTCTTCCTACAAACCCGATCCATGACACTAAGTTCTGGTCTGGGGCATTGCCTCAGGGGCTGGGTTCAGCCGTTGGCTTTATTGGCACAGGCGGTATCATTGGCACTGTGACTCGCGGTGCTAGGGCAACGCAAGCTGCCAATGTTGCGACGAAACTGAGCGCCGCGCCGAAGCTATCCCCGGCCCTGTCAGCATCACTCAACAAGCTCCAGTCATCTATCAAGAGATACGACCACCTTAGAGGCGTTGGTATCGCTGGCTTCATGGTGAATGGTTCAGAGGGTTTTGAGGATGCGCGGTTTCATATCTTTGAAAAGGCCCGCAAGGAGGGTCGGGAGCCTACCGACAAGGAGCTGAATGATCTTTATTCCACCTTTATCATCAACGGTATCGGCGGTCTTTCAGAGGTAGTCGGTGCAACTGCGCTTGGCGTCCGCATGTTCAGCTCCTTGGATAAAGCTACAGGGGGTGCGTGGGGTGACCTGTCCAGCAATTGGCTTGGCAGAATAATAGGTGGCGCGGCAGTCGAGGCGACTCAGGAATCATTCCAAACCGGGTTACTTAATTACACCGCATCAACGCTTGTTGGTTACGATGAAGGCCGCGAGATTGCCGAGCATGTTCCTCAGGCTGCCGGGGTTGGCGGTGCTGTCGGCGCAATCTTCGGTGCTATATCGATGGCGGGTGGCCGCCGCGCTCGCTTGCACCAACGGATGCGTGAGCTTAGGCAAAACGCTGTTGAGCTAGAGGCTGCGGGTAGCCCGAAGATGGCCGAGGTTCATCGCGCTAAAGCAGATGAGATTTTAGAGGAGCTGAAAAAAGACCTAAGCTCTCCAGCTCCAGAGGAAGGTAACGCAGCCAATCGCCCTGTGAACGCTGGTCAGATTTCTACCAGCGGCGCTTTCCCACGCAAGGGAGACAGTGCTACTTCGTCAGACGAGGTGTCTACGAAGGCTCGGAACCGGGTTTACCTAGATCGCACCGACCCAAACAATCCTTTCTGGGTTGTGGACGTCGATGCGAACGCGACCACTGAAGAAATTCAGGCAGCGCAAGCGGCCATCACTGATGCCAGCACACGCAGCACCTCAAATAATTTAACCTATGAGATTTTCAAGAACGGCACTGCGCGGATCACCGACTCCGAAGGCAACCTGATCGAGGCTGGTCAGGAGCAAGTCGTAACGCAGCCAACATCCCCCGCCCGGATTGAGTACAACGGGATTAAGATCGAAACCGGGGAAGTAAATGTAACGGACAGCGATGCTAACCTTGCCATATCCAAGCTGCTCCCGGCGCTTGAAGCTAAGGCGCGGGCGCTGGGGTTAAATCCTAGCGAGCTAACCCTAAGGCTTAACCGTGGGTCGGGCGGGATCAACGCCCGCGCCAACGACATTGGTGTCGTAGATATCGACGTTGATTGGTTCAACAAGGTCGAGCAGAAGTTTGGGGCCAAGGCTCAAGAGTTTTTCACACGCGCAGCAGACGAAGAGATTAGGCACATCGCCCACAACAAGGCGATGCAGTCTGACTTCCTTGCTGAAGGCGGCAAAGAGGCAGACGTTGAGGGCTTCCTAGCCTACCGTGCGGAGAGGCTCCAGAAGATTTGGCAGTCAGTTTCCGAGGAAGAGAAATCCAAGCTGATAAAAGCACGGGGCGGGCGGGGAGGGGTGGATAATGACGTTCAGCTTGGGTCTGAGTACATCCGGTATAAGTGGCAGCAAATCTCTGATGGCAAGGTTACTGAGGAATCCTTTGCGAAGGAGCCGGGCGCAATCAGGAGTGCCATCGAATCCTTGTTGCGTTACCTGAAGAATTTAACTGGGGTAAACCTGAGCGCCGAGGTTGAAGCTGAGATCAAGTCGGTTGAAAAGTTTCTATCTAAAGTTAAGCCAGCCACAACTAGCGAATCGACCAGTGCTGAGTCGGCTGCTGTAAACGAGGACAGGATTTTCTCCCGGCCAACTGAGTCAACCCCGGCTTATGAGGAGCGGCCTGTGCGGGAAAATGAAAAACCTCTGAAAGATAAACTCAGGGAGGTGGCGAATAGGGCAGTTAATAAAGCGGCTCGCAACGGAACAGTTTTTGCTGAGAACAAAGATGAGGCGCTTGGTTTTGTTGAAGCGGAATTGCTGGACGTGGCTGACAAAGGGTACTTTGATGAGATGGGTGATTCAGAGGCGGAGGCTAAGGCATCCGTTATTGCCAACCGAAGTGTAACAAATTTCCTTAGAGAAAGGTTGGGGCGGACTGGTAAAAAGGCGGCCCTTGAAACGGCGAAATCATTGAACGAGCCAGTGCCCGGCAGCGAAGGCGTAACTGAGGGCGACCGGATGCAAGACACAAAATTCTCCACGCCAGAGGAGGAGGCCGCATATCAGGACAAGGTCAAAGCGGTTGGTGAGGCGCTGTCGAGGATGGATCCAGACCTCAAGCTAATAAAGACAGACGCAATTGAGCACGGTGGGGCCAACAACCGTAACCCCAGGAAGGGAGAGGAGGGCACGACAGCAGCGGCGGCACAGGCTAGGTTAGACTTAACCCCGGATCAGTACCGTGCTCGCCGCAAGAAAGCTGATAAACAATTTAACGAAAAACTTAGCGAGGTCACAGGGGTTCCGATTAAGAATCTTACTGACGCAGAGTCGTGGGCCTTTGACCCCCTTGACGATAATGAATTATCGACCTATGATGTCGCCAGTGAAATCCAAAGGGACAGCGTCACCGGAGCAAGGACAGCAATCCTCCCCCCAGCAGAAGCCGACAGCTTGGCTAAAGCGGGAATGGGAAAAGAGAGGATTGCCACCAACGGGGCCGACTTTACGGACGCAGCCCGCCGATACCAGTCAGCTATATTCCAGTCTATCCGAAATTATGGAGAGTCCATCGCCAACTTCTATGGATACACTGACAGGCGAAAAGGTGAAATAGCCACTTGGGCTCTTCTCAATAATAAAACTAAGCGACTGCTCCCCCGGATCATGCCGAACGGCACGGTCATTGATGTGTCTCCTGAGCTGGTCAAGAACCTAGAGACACTCCGCGAAATCATTCCCAGCATCGAGCCAGATGCGATCTACAAAAACCTTGGCCCGGCTTTGAGTGCCGGGGCAGAAGCCGAGGTGTTCGTGGATAAGGAGGCTCAGGTTGTTTACAAGGTGCTAAGTACCGAGAAGGACGGCGGCATCGGACTGGCAACCCCCGTTGAAAAATTTATCGCAGAAGATCGACCGGAGTTCATGCCCTCCTACAGAGGGGTTAACAAGCCCGGCGACAGGCAAACCTTAAATGATATTGCCCATAGGTATCGGATCCAAAACAATCATGGCGGATTTGTTTTCACTGAGATTGCCGGGGTAATAGAGGGGCGTGGCTTAGTTGTTAAGCAACGATTTATAAACGGCGCTCCCAGTTATGATGTGCAAGGCAATGCTAGGTTAGCGGGGCTGACTAGCATGTCACCGAACAGGGTTAACGAAAAACATCTACTACCCCCGGTTACGTTTATTACTGTGGATGGAGATCGCGCATTTGTTCATGGAGATTTAGATGGTGGCGGAAATATTTTCATAGGTGAAAAGGACGGCGATCTATACCTCATTGATGTGTTGAGCCGGGAGTTGAGTGAGGAAGAGAAAGCGTTTCCAGAGATTGCAAGGGACATCGAGAGGGCGGCGGCTGTAAAGCAGTACGGCTCCGAGTCATTCGCGTTTAACCCGCTCGACATTGATCTTGATAACCTGAGTGCGGCAGAGCGAAAGGCCGTGGACAAGCTCGAACAAGACGCGAAGAAGAAGCCGAACGCAACGCCTCGTGATACATACCTTGCTGTTGCCGCAATGCGGATGAGGGATGATTTAATTCCTGTAGAAATTTACGGGGAAATAGTTGAGGAGCGTGACCCGTGGCTCGATAAAAGGAAAGATGCGAAGGGTGAGGGAGTCTCAACGGCTAAAGATTTAATGGGCTTCCTTGGAGTGCCCAAGGTTGACGGCGAGATAAATCAAATCATGGATTATCTGCCGGGGGTTGTGCTCAAAACGGATAAGCCTACACCCGAACAGGTTGAAAGAACCAAGAAAAAAAAGAGCAAGGTTCTGCGTGCTGTGAAGGACGGCACTCCGGTGGAAATACGGATCGACATCAATGCGTTTAATAATTCGGACGCAGACGGTAACCCAGTCTATGTGGTCACCATCCATGAGTCCTCGGACGGGGAGTCAAGCGTAGGAAAACCGATCTCTTATGTCCCTGTTGCTCGGATCAAGGATTTTACTACGGTTGTCCGGTTTGTGACCGACTCCGATCTGGCTCCCGGCAAGCGTAAGAAGCCAGAGGATATTGCGGCGGGGATGCGGAAGGTTCCATTGGCTACGACAAAGGGTCTGGCCGCCGGGACAAAGCTAACTCCAAAGCAAATGCTGGAGTTACTTGATGGACGCAAGTGGATCGAGGCTGGGTTCAATCCCGTTCGATCCAGTGAGTTTGTTGATGTCCGCACAGGTGACGTAATCCTTGGCGGGGATGAGGCTGTCCACGTTGGGTCTAGAATTTTCGTGAAAAGAAAAGGGGCGAAGATTCAGAAGAAAGCCGACCGCCCAACGGGTAAACTTTCTGACGCCGAGTCCTATGCCTATGACCCATTGTCCGGGGGGATGACTGAAACCGAGTCCAGCGAAGAGGCAACCCCGGAGCAAGTAGATTATGTGGTCGGCGATGCGGCAAAAGTAAAAGAAGGATTCGGAGATTTCTGGGATAAAGCTGGAAGGCTAATCAGTGGAGGTTACTTGTCCGTGGTGGACACCCTTGAGCGAATAGGGTTCAAGCCCCTCGCGGATATGATCAATGATTATCAGATCAAGATCGGAGAATACCAAGGCAAGCTGATGGCCCCGATCCGTGGCTGGCGGCGCGGCAAAACCACCGAGGAAATTAACGCAGCATACCGACAGGTCGAAGCGTTCTTTGGTTTGCGTGAGGACTATGGGTCAGAGTCTGACATCCATTACCTACTGAACCAGCACTCCGCCGAGAAGGATCGTCAGGCCCGGCGCAACCCAGATGACCGTGACTATACAAGGCTGAATGAGATTTCCGGGGAAATAGATTTGAGGATAAGGCACAGCGCACGCCGCGCCCGGAGACGGGCCGAGCGTTACCGGGAAAGCATGAGTCCCGAAGCACAGGAGTTGCTTGGCATTATTGAGGACACCGCAGAGATCACTGGGCAAATATCACAGGACTTAAATATCTTGGTTAAGGACGGCGGAACCTATCGCCCCATGAGAAACCTTGGCCGGAAGCACTACCCACGCCGATTCTCTGAGCGAGTTAACGAAGTGATCCAGTCGAGGAACCTTGACCCCGCCTTGTTCCAGTCTCTCAAGGACGCATTGATCCGTGATGGCGTTGTAGAAAGTGACACCGCCGCCGAGGAATACCTGAGCAGCATGATCCTCATGGGCGAAATGTCCGGCGGAGATCGCATGGCCAACGTGGAGCTGGCCCGTGGGGTGAGGTTACCCCGCGAGTTCTACGACACCAGCGTGGATGGTTACATTGATTTTATCTACGGATTTTCTGAGCGTGCTGCACAGGTTCAGTCATTCGGGCAGTCAACAGACACCGAGACTGATGCGTTTGGCGCAGCGATCAACGCTGCAAAGGGCGACCGTGTGGTGCGGGAGTACCTCCAGGCTGTGGCCAATGACGTGTATCGTCGCAGACCAGTACGCACCGGGCTTGATAAAACTTTCGAGAGGTCGGTGTCATGGACTGGTGTGCTGTACTTGTCCGGCCCGTTCACTGCTGTTCGAGATTTTGTTTCGGGCGTCATGCTAACGGTGGAGCAATACGGAATCTCAAATTCAGCGGAGCCAATTTACCGGGCGCTGCTTGATCAGGCTGCGGCTGTTGCGGAGATGGCTAGGTCGGGAGCCAAGAATGATTGGCAAGGCATAGACCCTGACATTGTTATCGAGGCTGAGAACATGGGTGCAATTCGGGATGACTTCCTGAGCGCACAGTTCCTAGACCAGCGCCTTGATCCTACAAATAGTATTGACCAGAAGACGCAGCTTGTAGCGAACAAGGCTCTGTTTTTTAAGCAGCAGATGGACAGGCTGGCCCGTGGAGTTACGATGGGGGCTTCGCTTAACTGGCTGCGGAGCGCCATACAAATCTACAGGAACGGCCCCAACTCACCGTCAGCTCGTAGGCGAATAGAGTCGCTGATGAGGTTGAGGTTTACTGAAGCTCAGGCCATTCAGTTACTGGAGGGCCGTGCGGGTTTGGTCGAAGAATTTGCGCGGCGCAGTGTGGCTGAGAAGCAGTACACCTACAGCTTGGCGCAGCACCCTCTGTTCATCGGCGCTTCCAGCCCGGTGATGAAGCTGATGTTCCAGTTCCAGCGTTGGTCTTTCCAGCGTGGCCGGGACGTTATTCGCAATGTTGTTAGCCCGGCTGTGGATATGGTAAGGAAGGGTAAGACCGGAGACCCGATGCCTTTGATCAGGTTCATGGGGATGGGGCTTCTGTTTGGTGAGCTGCTAAAATGGCTGATGGAACTCTTCACCGACAGAGAGGATCGCACCGCGACCAACGAGGAGATTCTTAACTCGGATAAAAAGGCTGGGAAAATTTTTGAACGTGTAATTCAGAACTACGTTTTCACCGGGGCCACTGGGTTTTTAGGTGAGTATTATATGATGTTCCATGAGCTGACGAAGCGTGGCCCAAGGTTCAAAGACCCGTGGAATCCGCCGTTATTTAATTTAGCGCAAGACATGGAGGGGTTTTACCGAAACGTCTACCAGAAGGGTCTGTCCATTGACACCATAGGCCAAGAAGCTCAGAGGCTTGGCCGCAGCCTACCGATTGCTAACCAAATTGAAGGCTTGGTGCGCGGCACGCATAGAAGTTTGTTTGATACGGACTCGCAAGGGACATGGGCCGCACGCCGGGATTTGTTTTACACACGGAACATGGCACGCCGATTCGGCGAGGAGACAGGCATTGATGTTGAGTCAAAATTCTCTGGCCAGTTTGCTCAGGATAAATACTCCACGCAAAAACAGAACCTCAAGGAGGCTCTGTTGATTGGGGATATCGATGCTGCACGGGCCGCAAAGGACGCCTTGCTTGAGGCCGGGATGAATCGGCGCTCACTGCAATCCGTTGTGCGAAGCAACCAACCTATTAGGATTGGAATGCAAACAAGGGATGACACTCAGCGCCAGTTCAAGAAGTGGCTCAACAAGACGGTTCCTTCTCAGGCTCACCGGGTGAATCGGATCCAGAATCGCTACAATCAGACGGCCCGGAAACTGCGGCTGATGAATTAAGCATCGCGATGATTTGCTCAGGTGTTTCCTTGACGCCAAGCCAGTCAGTTCCGCCGACCGACTCATCCCCTATGGTATGGACATAAGCCCCGGCATCGTTGTGTCCGTAGGCTGGGCCAGAGAACCATGTTATGTGCCGCTTGTTTACCCACCGCTTCCGCCCGGTCTCTGACCAGTGAACAGTAATGAATTGTTCTGACATTGCATCACCTTAATTTATGGTGACGATGTCAGAGCAATTGCCCACAGGCTCTATGTCTGACATGCCGAGGTTGTCGGGGGCATCAGGGTTCTTATCCCGATGTTGTTTAACGGCCAAGGCTGCTGCCCTGAAAAAGTCAGAGCAATAGACTTCTTCCTTGGCCCCGTTGTTTAGTGTTACTAGGTATGCGTTGGTTTCCATAATTTAAAAATCTCGTTCGATGTAATTGATGTGGGAGCGATTAGCTACCCAATCGAATAGCTCAGGCTCATCGCTCTTGAGGAAACAAACCTTGCCCGTGAAGTCGTAATCCCTATTCATAATAATGACTTCCACTTCCGAACCCTTTAGCTCCCAAGAAAATCCCAGTTTCTTAATTTTTTGAACGCAGTAATATCGCCTAGTCGAGCGGGTTTCCCCGTTCACTTTTATGTACTTCACTTCTCCACCTCCTCGTTCATGTCTCGGTATTTAATCTCCTCAAGTTTGATGCCCTTCACATCATGGTATTTAATTAAGGCGGCTTGATCATCCGATCCAGCTCTCACCATGTGGTCAACGGAAAATGCTTTATCGCTGCCGTACCCTTCATGGCGTGGGTCTAGGGGGTTAGAAGAAACCCAAGGCGTCCCAGCATGATAAGCCCGGTAGGTTATGTAAATTGGATACCTCACTTCGCCACCTCCTCGATCATCTCCACGCACTGATGGCAGATGCCAATCGGCGCGGCGTTCTTCAGTGCCCACAACTCAGCGAGGCTGATCGTGGTGTCGGTTTTGCATCCCTTCAGGCGCAGCACCAGCATCCCGCCACCTTGGCTAGGAGCTAGGCCAGCGACTAGGTTGCGCTCGACCCCGTTCGAGTCGGTGACCACTGTCTCCGACTCCCTCGTAATTTCTGATGTCAGTTTTGTCATCCCTTTGTATTCGTCTGAATTTATTTCGTGCGGGGTTTTATTTTCCAAGCGCACTCTTAACCTTGCGCCAATGAGGCAAGGTCGATTTGCGTAGGTGGCCAGCCGGGCCGCCATTGTGAATCCGGGCCAGCTTCTCCCAGCCGCCGTTCACCAAGGCGTCCTTGGCGTAGCGCCTCATGTACGCTGTGACCACGCGCCGGGAGTAGGCAAGGTCGGCACACTGCTCGTACCTCCCCGGCACTCTTGAGTCCACCCAGTAGGCCCGGCCTATCTGGAGTGGCCCAAGGCTGCGCCCGTTGTCACCCAGGAGTTGGCCTGTCCTCCCGCTGGCCTCTACATAGTGCAGCGCATTTATGAATCGGCCATAGTCCCTGTGCGGGGTGGCTTTGTCCTCGGCCAGCCCGATTACCGGGGCGAGGAGCATGGTTGCGATGGTTAATGGTTTCATAATTTCAGTGTGCGTAGAAAAGAACTACAAGCTCATCGCCCCAGCCCCGTTTAAATTGGCGCAGCATTTCCAGAGCTACGCTGAATCGTCGGTAAGGCAATTCGCCCTTGTCCAGATCAGTGTCGATCTCAGTTTCTAGGAGACTGATGACCTCCTTGATGGGCACAGGCCGAAGCCCGTTGCCGTGATTGTCCAATCGAAACACATCGCCGCATAGGTCTTGGGCAAACCGCTCTTCGGCGGTAGGCTCTCGGTCTCGGTCTTCCCCGTAGAGCGTAGTGTACGTTGAACTAGCGACTGTGGCATTATGTATCTCCCCCTTGGGTTCGGCGTGCAGCCAGTAGCCCTTGCCGTGGCTGTAGGAGTGCCGATGGATGCGGTCATAAAGAGTCCCGCTTCCTATGCCACACAAGTCTAGCTCGGCGACCTTGTGGACGCACTTCCCTTTACCAAGTCCCATCTTTTTCTCGGACGCAGTCTGAAAATCGTTTTTCCAGCACTCGCCCACGATCATTGTTATGTGGTATCCCATGATTATATTTCCTTCAAACTTATGCCGGGCAGCAACGGCAACTCGCTTATGACTTCGAGCCAATGCATCGTCATGTCCCCGGAGAACGGATTCCAATTAATAGCAGCGCCCTTGGCCTCGAACTTTAATTGGCAATTAATAACCCTCTTCAAGAAGCCCTTCCACTGATTGAGGTTCTCGATGTTGCGTTTAAAGTCTGCAAGCATGGCTTTGTGGCTAACTTTTTTCTTTATTTGCTCCTGAGAATCGATCAGTCGATCAGTTAGGCCGACCATCTCAGTCAATGAATCCGGGCCGATGTGACCGCCGTTCAGGATTCTGCCGAGCAGCTTATCGTCATTCTCGGTGTGTACTTGCTTTGTGTAGTACATGGTTTTCAGTATCACCGCGATTTTGTAGATGGCATCGGCGACAATGTAGTTGTCAGACCATTCATTCCTGACTTCCCTCGGTGACGGAGCCACCCATTTTTTCTGTAGTTCCATAATTATTTTTCCTCCAATTCTTTTGCCGCTTCCCAAGCGAGGTCATCGCACCGCTCCACGGAGTCGAGGTAGCGGGGGGAGTCCGTTATCTCCAGCCCCTTCGATTCTATTCGGTCGATTAGATCGGCCTGACTTTCAAGGGCGGAGTCAAGGCGGAGTATCCCTTCAGTCTGGACTCCACGTTCCTTGGCCTTGTCCACCATTTCGTAGCAATCCAATATCGTTAGGTTCTCCATGATTATTTGCCCTCCTTGTCTAAATCCTCTGACTTAAAAGGCTCGTGGGCGCGGCCACACTTGGGGCAAGGATCATCGCAAGTGGCAGTCCACTGCATTTCCCAAGCCTCATCGCACTCCATGCACTGGTAGTGGTTTAAGTAAAACGGTTGGTGTCCCATGATTATTTGCCCTCCACGTTTAGGTATAATGCTTTCTTCCGAGTGGCAAAGGTCACCACGCCACCAGTGGCCATAATCTGCTTGGCCTTGTTGAACCAAATGCGCTTGTCACCCCGGCCCTTGGCGCGGTAACAGCTAACCTCGACAAACCCAAGGTCAGTGTCCTTGCTTTTCATCCGGGCCTTGATACGCACCTTGCCATCCTTGCCCGGTGTCAGCTTGTCGTAATCGACAATGCCGTTGTCCTTGAGGAACGCCCGAACGGTTGCGGGGCAGTCGCAGATGCTTTTGTTCAGCATCGTTTGAGTAAGTTTAATAGTCGGTTTCTGTTTCATCTCTTTATATTCGTCAGTTTAAGTTTCGTGCGGGGCGAGGGCCGTGTGATGAATCGGCCCCCGCCCCATTCGGGCTACGCAGCGAACGCGATCTGGCACTCGTCAATCTGCTCGGCAGTATAACGATCAGACAGACGCCCCAGTGCGGCCTTGTGTA